ACTCAATGAACGGATACTCACCGTGGGCATAGTCTAGTAGCTCATGCTTGGCGTAGAGGTCTTGCTCCACAAGTGGAGAGAAGACGGTGCAATAGATCGCAGCAATGCCGTCCTTGTCGATCTGGCGAGTGTAAGCGTAACAGATTTCAATCAGGTTGTCTTGGCGGATGATTGGAGAGGCACCAAGGGCTGTAATCGTATCGAGCGGGTTAGTGTACCATGACTGCTTGCCTGCTGTCTCAACGGCTTGATCAATGAACTCCTCATTCCAGTCTTCTTCTTTGACCTTGGAACGTAGATCTACCTCGTTCATGTAGATACGGCGGAAGATGACACGGGCAGATTGCAAGTCCATCGTCTCAGGTGGCAGCGCAATCTCTTCAAATGGCTTTAGAGCAGTGACACAAGGGAGGTTCTTGCTCACATACGTCTCATACATCTCACCTTCTCCAGTTTCACGAAGCTGCTTCACGAACTTCTTGATGTCGCCTAACTTGAAGTCAGGAAGATTCATGGAAATCAACTGAGCAGCTTGATCGGCTGCTTCAGGATTCATAATCAACTCAGGAAGCTGAAATAGTGCTGATTCTGGGCCTGCCTGTTCAGCTAATGCAGCAATCTCGTCGATGCTAATCTTTTGGATTCGCTTCGAGAACTCCTGATCCCATCCTACATGGTAGATCATCCATCCGTAGTGAAGTCCATACTGCGATCCTAGCTCCACTTCACGGGAAATCTCAGTCCTGAGCTTCTGCTGCGTGATCCAGTTCATGAGCGTGCTAGCTGCGCTGGCGGTTGCCATGTCGTTGAACTCGGTAGGCAGAACGCCTAACTGGGAACGCTCAAAAGAGGTCGTCAGAAGGCAAGAAAGTTCGTTGATAGTCGAATCAGCCAGTCGATTCCTAACATCAGACGCGCCTTCAAACGGGAACGCTTGTCGATTGTTAGGCAAGTTCTCTGAATGCTTCTTTCCGTCGTCAGATTGTCCGGCCCATCGGCAGAATCGGATGTCATCGGCAGCGTTTAGCCTTTCTACATTGGCGGTTGTGTAAAGTGAGCGGGTTAGCTCCTTGGAAAGTTCGAGAACGTCTGGCGTCTCAGTGTAAAACGCTAGTTTGTCGCTGCTGTTTGATTTCTTCATGTTAGTAGGAGCCTATTTCGCCTTGAGGTTGGTAGCTTTGACTGTTTTGGTGTGTCGGATTCATCACGGCAAGGTAACGCAGGACATCGACAGGATCTTTTGTTGCACCCTTGTCACCGTCTGCACCTGTCCACTCTCGGAGAGAATAAATAATGTTTTTGCAGTTCTCACTAACGTAGAGGTTAGGCTCATTGTGGATTGCAAGCAAGGGTTCGTCCTTATTCCACGAAAGCCAGTCATTAATGATGCTGATTCCCTCCTCGATTCGCAGGCCAGCAGCAGGCGTAAACCACATGGGATTCGGGTCTTCAGCTAGGAGGTCAGTCAGGCTAGTGCCACCGTCTTTCCCGATAGCTTGAGTGCCTCCGGCTCTAGGGTCAATGAACCTGTCAGCTATCTCTTCCTTGCCCTCTAGCTCGTTGATGAGTGCTTTGTAGTCGTTAATCCCTCGTCCTGCACCGTTTCGTTGTGCTGCACCCGCTTTTCCGTCTGGTTTATCGCTCGGAATCGCCCATTCACCTAGATCAATGCCAGGCCACTCTCTGTAAATGAACTTTCTGCCGTGTTCATCCACTCGGAGCCACAGCATGAACCAGTTACGAGCACCAGCGGGGTCCATTGCCATGTAATTCGTGCCCTTTTCGGGGATTTGATCGTCTGGAATCACGTTCCAGTTGCCAAATTTAGGGAATTGAGAGCCGGAAAGACTCTCGGCCCATCCATAAGCACGGATTTTGACCTCGTAATTGGTTCGGCCATGGAGAGCACGCTTAATTTCAGTGAATGGAGAGTAAAGATTCAGTTCTGAGTGGAACCAGATAGCTCTGTTACTCGGATTATGGCAGGTAGCTTGGAACGGCATGGTGCCACGTTCACCACCTGGGACGTTAATTGAGTCTTTGAGCAGTGAAGCTGGGAGCCATTTCGTAATCATGGCTCCTGCGATGTATTCTTTGACCACGGAAGTGTAACCACTGATCGGCGTGAAGGTCAGAATCATCTTCCCTCGCCGTGTTGCCGTTCGATAACGTAGCGTCTTGATCCAGTCAGCCGTGATTTCTTCGTCAATCCAGATCAAATCCACCTCGCCACCTTCGATAACCTTGATGTCCTGCGACTGGTTGAGAAACCAACACTGGCTTTTGTTGGGAAGCACGAAGGTATTATCAGAGAATCCGTTCTTCTGGGTGAATGCTACGTTAGTGATCTTCGTTTTCCGTGCTGTTTTATACTCAGCAGGCAGGTATTTATAAACCACGGGCTGCTGCATCTGCACGCTACTCATGTTAGTCGTATGAATGCACCAGACTCGTTTACCTGGGTTCTGGCTCAAGTATTGCGCCACACGTTTGGCGGCATACTCGGTCTTCGAGGCGCGATTCCCACCGAAGATCATCAGTTCTGAGATGGAAGGATCGGAAAGTAAGCCGTCAGCAGTCTTCCAGTGTTCAGGCTCATAACCATGCCTGTAAGGATCCATCGTCTCTGCCAGAATCTTGTCTTCCCGTAGTTGAAGAAGCTCACAAGCTCGGTCAATGCCCTTGTTCTTAACGATGTTAGCTATCTGCTCCGCCGTAGGAGCCACCATGATCGGGTGGGGCGTAGGCGTGTATTTGCCAAGATTATCCTTGGATACTTCGTTGATAAACATGCGCTTAGAAGATTACTGGTATTTTCGCACCCGCCAGTTCGGTCGTTGGTCTGTTTGAGGCCGAGGCTAACCATTCACAAATGTTTACCATTTCACGGTTGAGGACCACCAAGCTGCACTCATCTTGCCCTTCTTGATGTTGTCAGCGTGGCGTGCCTTGAATGAGGCTCTGCGATCCTTTGCAGCTTCACTTTCACCCTTCTTAGGTGGAGAGCCAGAAACGCCTTGCTGTCCAAATCGAATTGTCTTCACCTTGTCGCCTTCCTTGGCCACGACAACATGAGACTTGGTTGGATGTGAAGGTGTGCGTTTCGGCTTGTTGTAGCCAGTCACACCAACTCTAGTGAGTTTGGAATCTTTCATGTGGATAAATTACTCTGATCTGATACATGCACAGGCCAACTTTGCCAGCAGTCTTTCAGCGAAATCTTGGTCTAGCCCAGAATCAGAGATGAAATCGAGAAACTCAGGATAGAAATCTTCTAGGAAGAGTGACATCACATCAAGTTCCTCAAGGCTGAATCTGGTTGAATCCGTGGCTTTCATTTTTGAGAAAGTAAGTCACGAAAAAGCACTGGCAAGAGTGAGATTGCCCCTTGTTCCAGTTGACGTATAGCTCTAAAATGGCATCATAAATAAGGTTTACACTGTAGAGAGGTGTGATCTGATCTACTTGTAAACCGCAACTAGCTCGGCATCTCTCTACGATGTCGGGCTTTTTGTTTATCGGGCATCTCTGCCTGAAATAGCCTTCAGTGTCACTGCGTGTGCTCCATGGGAAGGTGTTGAGATTTCGGCGCACGGTGGAGTAGCAGAATCAGCCGTGCAAAAGTCGCAGGTGAAAGCCTGGGCTGCCGTTGAATCGTTTGATCCGTGTTTACTGAGACAGCCGAGCGGAGAGATTCAACAGTGCGACGGTGTTCCCGATTCCTGACGAATAAGAATTACCAAGCTAGCAGTATCCCAGCAATGGGACTGCTATGCTCAGATGAAACCGCTCAAACCTTCTGAATAAGTGCTTATGAATCAATATATTACACAACCAACAACTAAAGAGAATTACATCAGAGATGGATTCAGGAGGGATGATCCTAGAATTGAGAAGATTCTAAAGGAGAAACGAGATGCTGCAAAAGAGAGAAGAATCCAGCACAGTTCTTTCAACAAGCCTTAGTCTCGTAGTGCCAAGCATTAGAGTCCTCTGTCGTCCACTTATCGAACGCTTCACAGTTCCATTCATCCTGATTCACAACGTATTCAGGACGTTCAGGAAAGGGCTTAGTCACATGGCTAGGCTCATGCCAGCGGAGACGGTTATTAGGCTGAATCGCAAACTCACCGTTGTCGAGGCAGATAAAGTGCCCGCTTTTATGCTCTTCAGGATGAATCGCCAGAGAGATGTCGGCTCCGTTAGTGTAATCCGGCCCCCATTGCATCGTCCACAGGTAGATTCCATCTGCCCATTTACCGTCCTTCATCTTCACCGATACCCGCAGGCCGGAAAGGAAGTTAAGCTCCACAATGCTGAAGTTCGCTGAGAAGCTGTTCCACAACTGGAGATGATGAAAAGGATGTTCATGCTCATGCTCGTAGTCATGCAAAGCGTGAATCGGGAGCTTGTCCCGTAGAGCACCGTTCTCCAAAAGCACCTGAAACAAAGCACAAGAGCCTGGGATTGAACGCACTGAGACTGCAACACCTTTCTCGTATTGGCCTTTATGCTCATCATTACCCGTCATAAACTCACGTCTAACGAGACACTTGAGCGGTGGAATTGAGGCTTCGTGTAGTGGCATGTTGTTATGCAGTTAAGCGTTTCCGCTCATACTTTGGCTTGTTGTGAGTTATTCGAAAAACTCGAACAGCTGACTTTGAACACCTCACAATCAACGCAATATCAAGGTTAGAATGCGTTCTCCATGCTCTGTCACTGATCTGCGGTAGCTTCTCCTTCAGTTCCGTCCTAATCGGCTTATCAGGTGCCCTGGGAAGACCTCTAGCACGTCGCTCATTACGCACCGTCTTCTCACAGCAGCCTACCTGATCCGCAATAGCTTCATTAGGCTGGTTCCAGTCTGTGATGGAACTGAAGTCAACTTTGTTGTATTTCATTGATAATCAGATGCTTGTTGTCTTTTACGCCTCTCAATCTCACGTGAGACATACCATCTAGCC